GGTGCGGCGTTCCTGCTCGGTGGCGACGGCGACGCGGAGTGCGTCGAGGTCGTCATCCGTCCAGGCGTCGGCGTCGGTCAGGTCAGGGAGGGTAGCGGGCATGGGTGCGCGCTCCTTTCAGATCAGGGTCAGGCCGGGCTCCCCGGGAGCGAGGTGGGCCAGGGGTCTGCGGTCGGCTTCACGGAGAGGTCTCGGAGCCGGAGCCCGCCATTCGGTGCGCCCGAGCGCAGGTTCCCGAGGACCATGTCGAATCGGGCTCGGTTAGATGTGCCGCCACTCAGCGTGTAGGCGTCATAAAAATTCCCTGCGATTCGAAATCCGGCGGGCCACGCGGTAGTGAGGAAATGGTCACTGGACGTTGCGTTAGTGGCGACGTCATTCCAGTTCACCTGCACATATTCGCCTTCGCGGCGGAGAAGTAGCTTCCCGCCGGTCACATAGGTGGGGTCCAGGAGGCCGGAGACGTCCCGCCACCCGGTATCGCCGTCCGTGACGACCCACCGTCCCCCGGCGACCTTGCGCCAGGTGCGCGCCCCCACGCCCGCCTCGTCCACGGACTCGTACCGTGCGCCCACCGGCTCGGCCCCGGTGATGACGCCGGCCGTCGTCGCCGGGGTGTCCGGGCGGCCAGGGCCCACCAGCACATACGCCGACGCCGAGGACACCACACCCGGCGCGCCGGGTTCGCCACGGTCGCCCCGGTCACCCTTCGGGAGCACGAGGCCCAGCGTCAGGTCAGGCGAGGTGCCCGTGATCGTCGCCGAGGGCGCGTCCCCGGACGTGACCGTGCCGATCGTGATAGACGGGGCCGGGCCGGGAGCGCCATCCACCCCATCCTTCCCATCCTGCCCATCCTGACCGGCAGGTCCGCGCAGATCAGGGCCGGGCACACCATCCACAGTGAGGGCCGACCCCTGCCACGACAGAGACGGCGTGTGCCCATCCGCACCGTCCTCACCGTCCACCCCGTCACGGCCCGGCTCACCTTGCGGGCCACGAGGGAGCGGGAGCGGCGACTCCACACCAGAGGACAGGCGGACCGTGGCGACCCCATCCCCATCCGCGTCCGTGATCGACTCAACGGACACACCATCGGCACCGTCCGCGCCCCGATACTTCCCGGACTCGATCTCCGTCAGCAGGGCGCGGGCATCATCCAGAATGTCCTGCGCCCGGAGCAAATCATCGCCCTCCAGCGGCTCCAGCGTCGAGGGGTCCACCGCCAGCAGGTGCGCGAAATGCTCACCCTCGGCCGGGACCACGATGGTCTGCGCCAGAGAAGCTGTGACACCCTCCGGTCGCCACTCCAGCTCCAGCACCAGGCCAGGGTCCACATCCAGCGTCTCCCGGCCCGAGAAGGACAGGTCGCGCGACCACGGGACCACCAGGGTGTCCGGCTCATGCCGCCACCGGGTAGCACGCACACGCACAGTGCCCGACGCGTCCTGGCCCAGCAACTCGGACCAATCAAAAATCAGGGTAGTCATGTTGCTCCTTATGCCAGATCGGCCTCGGTCGGTCACGGCTCCGTAGCGAGCACCTGCAGGGCGCCGGACGGCCACCGCAGTCGCAGTTCCATTTTCCCGTTACCGTTCGTGCGGACATGAAGGCGGGCGAGGCCAGGAGCCGCGTCCGCGTTCGCGCCCGCCTCAAAATCGATCCCGTTCGTGACCGTCGCCCGGCCCGACAGGAGGAGGTTCCTCCACCGGAACGAGTTCGAGCCGAGGTCCGCTGCGCCGGGGGTGAGTGGCCGAATAGACCCGTCGATGTCTACCGCGTTCACGCCGCCCTTGATCTGGATTGGGGCGCTAGAGCCGCTGCCGAGGAATAGTGACCGGTTCGACCAGTTCGTGCGCATCCACGGGTGAGCATCACCCGTCCGCCAGTTCTCAATGTGCTTGTCGTACAAGAAAGCGTGGCGGGGGTAGATCAGATCGTTGCTGTACCCGTCAACATCCTCGCGCACCTGGGGCAGCTCGGCGCTGAAGTACCCGACCGTGACCTCGTTATCTCGTGCGCCTGGGCCGAAGCGCACAGCGTTGCCGTACTCAAGCCGCACGTTCACGAGCCTGTTGTTCCGGCCCCGCTCGATGTCGAATGCGTAAGCGGCCTGCGATCCCTCCAAGCACGTGTTCAGCCACAAGTTCGAGTTCGGGCCACCGTCGCCAGTCCCACCGATCACGAGCTGCTGCACCCCGGCCAGGTTCTCGCCCTCCGAAGCGTGATGCGAGAGCCGCCCGCCAATATATGTGTTCTGGTTCGAGTAGCCGACACTCGTGGTCGAATCCGTGTTCAGCACCTGGTTGCGCTTGTTGTTGAACAGCCAGCCGAGGGTCACGGTGTTGTAGGCGCATCCCCCGTTCGCGCCAAGCACGGTCAGGCCCTCCTCGAAGCCCTGCACGAACTTGACGTGGATCATGCAGCCGTTGCAGTTCAGCATCAGCACACCGATGGACCCGGCCACGGCATCCCAGCCACCGCCAGACGCCTTGAGGCGGTTGAACAGGGTCGGCATGGACACTTCCAGACGGAACCCGGTGATCGTGAAGGCGGTCCCGTCCGTGGGGCCGTGGTAGTTGACGGTTGCGTTGCTGAAGTCGGCGTGCGCATTCACCGTGATTGGCTGATCGACACGGAACGTGCCCCAGGCGTATGCGCGCCCACGGGATGCCTTCGCCGCGTCGATAGCGGCCTGGAACGCCGCCGAGTCGTCCGTGGTGTTGTCACCGACCGCGCCGTAGTCCCGCACATCGTGGAGGACCGTGCCACGCTCGACCATCGTCTCCGCGAGAGCGGCGCGGGTATCCGTGGACACGTCGGTCACATAAGACGCGACCTGCGGGTCCGTGACCTCCGTCCCCCCATACGGCCCCTCCGGGCCGCGAGGACCGACCAGAGACGCAAGCCACTCCGAGATAGTCCCGACATACCCGTCAGCGACCGCGACGTCATAGGCGCTCATCATCCCATCCAGCGCGGCAATGAACTCGTCCCGCTGCTGTGCAAGCTCAGCCTGCGTCGCGGCGTCCAGCCCGGTCACCTTCTGGTCCGTGTACGCCTTCGCGTCCGTCAGGGCCGACGCGCCAGCAGCACTAGCAGCACTCGCCACCTCACGGGCAGTCGCGGCCCGCTGCCTGGCCTCCGCCTCCGTATAGGCGGCATTCACTGGCCCTTCCGCATACAGCTGCCCCTCAATGTCCGGATATGCGCTCGTCATGCCATCAGCTCCTCGGGGGTAGTGATCTTGCCGGTGACGCGCTGGACGCGGCCACCATCGGCGGTGTAGTCGTCCTCGATGCCGGTAACCACGTAGCGCACCGGCGGATATCCATCGAGAAAGTCGATCTGCTCGCAGTCGCCAAGCTGCCGTCCGTCATCCACCGGAACTTCCATGCCCTGGATCGTCGGCCACGGCGAGGACATATACCGGGCCAGATGGTCCGCGATCCGCTGTACAGCCGCCTGTGACTGCACCCACCAGCCGCACTCATGGGTGTAGGTGCCCACGCCAGCCGGACCAAAGGGCCTGCCGATCAGCGGCGGCTGGTCCGCCCACTCCACAACGCGTCGGGCACGCAGAATCGGGGTGGACAGACGACGACGAGACGGACGCAGCGGCCAGTCATCTTCCGAGGACAGCACCAGCTGGCGACCCTGCAACTTGCCTGCGACGACCTTGATCAAATACGAGCGGGCATCCAGGCGGGTCAAGGATGACGCCGCGAAATGCTGGGACCGGGCCGGGATGGATGTGCTCTCAGCCGTGTTCTCGATGACACCGGCCACCCATGAGCCTTCACCAGCATTGAATCCGGCGGTGTGCTCGTTGATCTTCCCGTCCGTGCCGTCCATGCGCTGTAGAGGGGCAACGTCGATCCAGTCCACGCCAGCGTCCGGGTGGGCGATCTCCTCCCACACCTCGCCGTCCGCGCGCAGAGTCGGGCCATTGCCCTGCCACGCATCCGCCGTGAACGTGCGGGACGCCCGGACCACCGGGGCCTGGTAGGACACCTCCACAGACTCGGCCACGGACTCCCACGCCTCGGACCACGGAACATCTCCCGTGCCATCCACCGTGACCGTCCTGAACACAGGCTCACGGACCATGCGGGCCAGAGACCTGTATCGGAAGCGCCCGTACTCGTCCAACCACATCGACGCAAGTTCCGCCGACGCCTGCTCCTTCAACAGTCCCAGGCAATCCCGGTTGATGATCGACGGCACCGCCTGTAGCTGCCCATCCGGGTCAGTCTCGATCAGCGCCGTCCTCTCCCAGTCGTGAAGATCGAACGGGGCCGGCGACTGCACCACCTGGAGGCCGCCGATATCCGAGCCGTCGCCGGCGCTGTACATTTGCACGCGCTGCATCGGCTCAAACCGGATGATCGTGGACGTCCACGCGGTGCCCACGGAAGTCCAGTCCGTGCCGTTGGCCTTGGATTGGACGCGCATCTCTACCCGGCCCGAGGAGTGAATCCACACAGACACCTCGACCTCGCCCAGCGTCGTAAGGGGCTGCGGGAAGTCGAAGCGGTGGCGGCGCGACGAGTCCGGGTTCGGGATGTCCATGTTCGGGTCATCCAGCGCATCCACCGTTAGCGTCCTCACGCCGACACGGACCACCAGGCGGCGACCCTCGCGCCAGTGCAGCACCACGCGCGCCCAGCCCTCGTTGCCCAGTGCGGACACCAGAAAGTGCACGCCAATCGGCTGGTTGAGGATGCCCGTGCGCTGCGAGTTCAGGTACGGCTCCCACTGGGCGTTGATATTCCGGACCACCAGACCCCACGGGGCTGATGCGTAGACCGGGTAGCCGCCGAAATTCGCGCCCGTACCCGTCGCCTGAACGAGACGACCACGCTCCGGCCATGCGCTACCGGCCATCGGGGCAGACACCAGTGCCTCAGACCCGCGCAGAGGCGGCGTCGCATGAAAGCCACAGCGGCGGGCGATGCGGTCTGTGACCCACGTCGGGTGCAGGCCAAGGTCCATCGGCGTCCCGTCCACCGGAGACGGATGGCGGCGCACCAGCGGGTCAATGCTGATCTGACGACGCAGGCGGTCGGTGCGGTCTACCAGGGACACCGGACGCCAGTGCGAGGACACCACACCATCACCGGAATCCACGCGGCCAGTCAGGTATCGCAGCGGAGTCCCCGGAGCCTCCTCCGGGCCACCACCCATCCCCAGGTCAACGGTCACCTCATCACCCACAGCAGGCCGGGACCGGTCTCGCCACGGCACTGACGGGCCTACCGAAACCACATTCGCAGGCGCGAACTCCACCTCACCAGATGCGGCCACCACATCGTCCACACCTGCGACCTGGCCGGGAAGTCCCGACCCGAGTTCACGCCGCACCGAAAGCGCCTTGCAGTCACGGACCACACCACCCACAGTCACCTGCTGGGTCGGGGCACGGACCACCGCGTCCGGGGCAGACATGCCAGGGGCGGGACGAGCCATCAGCCAACCTCCGTGATCGTGAAGGAGAAAGCGGAAAGGGTGCCATTAGGCTCACCAGGGGCCGCGAGCGTCACTGACTCCGCAAGCCTGGACACCATCGCCGCTCGACAGCCCTGCCCACGCGTCCACGGGACTAGCCGGTCAGTCAGGGAGATGGCCGGGGCCGCGGTACGCAGAGCGCCGGAGGTCGCCAGCTGCACCGTCACGGTGCGCGGGTCAGTGGTGATCGTCAGATGCACCCGGTGCAGTCCGGCATCGGTGGGGCCGGTGACCCTGTGCTCGTTGAGCATGGTGCCCTGCGGGTCGTACTCACGAAGCACTAAGCGCGGGCTCACCCCGGCCTGTGCGGTCAAGTACGCGGACGCGGTGAGCGGGGTGGCATCCGGGACAGGGACACGGCCACCCACCGGCACCAAAGATGACGAGGTCTGCGTCACCGTGGACAACACCCGCCCATCCCAGTCCGGCACCGACCGGTCCCGCACTGCAACCGACCCGCCACCCATCTGCCCCGTGTACGACGGAGGAGCGGCAGACTCCTGCGGGGTGAGGATGTTCGACGCCGCCGCCGTCTCCGAGTAGTACACCCACGGGCCAGGTCCGGCCAGGCCGCGGGACAGCTGATCCACGTAGGACACCATCTCCGTCGGGGTGCCATCCGACAGCTGCACCTGCCAGGACCGCAGCGTTCGGCCCGGCGCGTGCACCTGCGCATACCGGATACGCCCCAACGACTCCGAGTACGTGACCGGGTCCGCATCGTCGATCGTCAGCTGGGAAGCGCACTTCAGGCGGGTCAGCATCCCGACCGGTCCCAGGTAGGCGCTCATGTCATCCTCGCTCCCCGCGTGGCCCTTGCGAGCTCACGCTGGTTGGCCTTCATGATGATCGGCTGAGCCGCCAGAGCGGCCGCCAGCCGGTCGTAGTCGATGCCAGGAGCCGGGGCCGCCGGCGTGTCCCTGCGCACCACGCCCACACGGCCACCAGACGTATACCCGGCCAGGTGCCGCACCGACGCCGCATCCCGGTTGATCGCCGCCAGGACGCCGTCGTACTTCCGTGCCGACGACTCCCGGATGATCCACTCACCGTCATCAACACGCGCCACCGGTGCGCCCGACGAAGACACCCCGAGGATCTGGTCCGTGCCACGACCGGTGTACGGCAGTCGGCCACCAGAGGCATAGCCGCGACGCAACACGCCCACCGATGAGCGCGATGAGTTCGTCGTCCCGAACGCCGCGTTGACCGGTGTGAATATCGGGGCCTTGAGGGAGTCCAGCATCCGGCGGGCAGACTGAATCGCCGCTTCCGCGATGATCGGGGCCGTCCGGGGGCGCGCCGTGTAGTTCAGTTCGCCCTCAGCCCGCGTGATGTGCGCGAGCGCGTCCACCGACGCGACCCGCTCACGCGACGTGTCGTTCAGGTCACCTTCCGCCGTGTTCACGTGCGCCAGGGCCGTCACCGACGCCACACGGTCACGAGCGGTGTGGTTGATGTCCGACTCGGCCTTGTCCTTGGCAGCACCGACATGCACCGTCGCGTCCGTATCCTGGATCGCGTCGATGTCCTTCTGCGTGGACACAATCGTGCCCTGATCGTCCACCCAAACGGTGCGCTCCACACCGTTCACGCTGATGATGCGCTGCTGCACATCCGTGACAGTGCCGTCGTCGGAGACGAAGATGGTCTCCTTCTTGCCCGTGACGGAGTTAATGCGCTCCTGCACGGAACCGGCAGTCCCGTCATCGGTCACCGCGAGCGTGACACCCTTGTACCCCGGGATCAGGTCGATCGCCTGCCCGGTGGCCTCAGCAATCACCCTCGCCTGGTCATCCATGGCCGTGTGGATGTCCACGCCCTCCGGGATGCCCATGAGCGTCCGGGCAAGGTAGTCAGCCTCACCAGAGGTCGCGCCCATCTTCTTGGCCGACTCCACAAGGTCCGTGTAGGTGGACTGCAGGTTCTCGCGGAGGGTGCCGACAGACTCACCAGCGCGAGCATTGGCATCCACGAGCTGGTTTCCGGCATCACGGAGCCCGATCAGGGCATCCATGTTGGCCTTGCCCTTCTCGGTGGTCACGTCAAGGTTCTTGCCGTTCTCCTTGACCGCCGCCGACATGCCGCGGACAGCCTCCGCATAGTCGCCCGTAGCCTGGATCGCGGTGGATTCCACCGCGCCCATCCGGATCAGAGCGTCCAGGACGCCGTCGAGCCGCTCGTCGGCCTCCTTCGACTCGTCCGCAAGGACACCCATCGCCTCGGCGAGACCGTGGGCACCGTCCGGGTCGATTGTGGACATCCGGTCCATGGACTCCGCCGCCGCTTCGGTGGCGTCCGAGGTCTCCTCCATTGCCTCGGTGACCGGCCGCATGTGTGCCGGCAGGTTCCCCATGGCCGCCTGGTATAGGTCAGCCTCCGAGGTCGCCTTGCCCGTGGCGTTGGCAGCCTCCTCCACGGACGCCGCGTACTCCGGGAACAGCCGCTTCAGGCCCTCCCAGTTCGACAGGTCTGTCCGTCCGGCCGCCTCGAGCTCGTCCTTCAGCTGCTTGACCTTCGTTGCCGCGACATCCGGCTCCATCGCAGACAGGGCGGTGTCGAGCTTGCCCATCGCATCGCGGGCTTCCGCGGTCGGGTTCTTCAGGCCGAGGACTGTGTCACCGAACGATGCGACATGTTCGTTCGGCGTGGACGGGTCCAACGCGTCCAGGGCGTCCGAGAACGACTGGATATTCGACGTGCCGGACACCATGTTGTCCAGCTTGAACATCTCGTCGATGCCCGCCATGGACTGCGCGGTCCCATCGAGCTTCAGCAGGGCGTTGCCTGCTGATTCCACGGTCGCCTCGAACTCCACCAGGGAGTTCAGGATGCCCTTACCCACCTCGAGCGCAACGAATGCGCCACCGGCGATGCCAGCGGCCTTTCCCAGCTTGCCGAGAGCACCGGTCAACTTGGGGGATCCGGTAGACAGCGACTTGAAGGCATCCTTCGCGGCCACCACCTTCGGTGCCAGCGTCAGGAATCCGCCCGCAGCCAGGGTCGCTACACCAGCGATGGCGGCCATGGCGCCCAGGCCCTCCTGGACCCAGTCAGGCAGGCCCGCGAAGGCATCCACCAGATCGGCGGCACCATCGGCCAGACCAGCGATTGCCGGGAGGATCGCGCCACCGGCAGTGATCGCGGCGTCCTTGATTCGGTTCCACGCTATGGCGATCCGCGACTCCGCAGTCTCGTACCGCTTGGACGCCTCCTCGACCAGGGCGGTGTTCTTCTCCCACTCCTGGTTGCCCAGCTCCACAGCCTCACCGACGAGGCCAGCGGCGCCAGCCAGGCGGATCAGTGTGTCCGACTCACGGATACCCTTGACGCCCAGATCGGTGAGGATCTGGTTCATGTCCTCGCCCGAGGCGCCGGCCTCACTGAGGCCGGTCACCAGGGTGTCGAGCGCCATCGCCGGGTCGGACTCCCAGGCCGCGGCGAACTCCTGCGCGGACACACCGGCGGCGTCAGCCCAGCCCTGCAGGGCGTCCCCGCCGTTACGGACCGCGCCGTCGATCTTCTTCATGACCGTGGTCATGGCGGTGCCGCCAGCCTCCGCCTCGATGCCCACGGAGGACATGGCAGTGGCAAGGCCCATCACGTCGCCCTCGGACATGCCCATCTGCTTACCAGCACCGGCAAGACGCATGGACATGTTCACGATGTCCTGCTCGGTGGTCGCGAAGTTGTTGCCGAGGCCGACGATGGTGGAGCCGAGACGGTCCGCGTCCTGCAGGTTCGTGCCCATGATGTTCGAGAACTTCGCGAGCGCGGACGCGGCCTCTTCGGAGGACAGGTTCGTGGACTCGCCCAGGTCGATCATGACCTTGGTGAACCCCTGCACATCCTCGATGCCGACACCCAGCTGACCGGCCGCCTCCGCGACCGCGGCGATCTCCTGGTGGGAGGCCGGGAGGACGCCAGTCATGTCCCGGAGCCCCTGCTCAAGCTCCCGCATCTGCTGCGCGGTACCGTCGTTGGTCTTGGCGACGCCAGCCCACGCGGACTCCCAGTCCATGGCCGCCTTGCCGACGAACACGCCCAGCCCGGTGAACGCGGCTCCGGCACCGGCGAGGATGCCGCCGACCTCGGTCATCGCGGACTCGTTCTTCCGCACCCAGTCGTCCATGGACCTGCCCATGTCCTGCAGGTGCGACTTCACGCCGTCACGGGCCGCCTTGAACCGACCCACCAGACCCTTCGTGTCTCCGGCCTTCGACATGGCCTGGTCCACCTTCTTCGTGGACTCGCCCGTCGACTTCGCGAGGTCATTAGTGGCCGTCTTGGCCTTCTTCATCCCCGCGACGTACCCGTCAACGTTCGCCTTCAGGTCAAGCGTGATGGACCGGTTCGCCACAGCATGGCCCCTTCCATGTCAGGAGGACGGTGGATGATGGTGCAGCTGCGGGATCAGCGCCTGCACCCTGCGCCGGTCGTCCTTCGCCCACGCCTCGTGCTCACCGACAGCTGCATCCGTGTACGCGCACCGCACCGGCGGGGACGCCGTGAAGTACGCGCCGGGGGACTGGCAGAGCTCCTTCGGGCCGCCGCACCGCGGACACACCTCGGTGGCCTCCCAATGCGCCAGGGCGAGCATCTTGTCCCGCTCCGCGTCGGACCACTCCGGTTCGGGCTTGGACGCTACGACCGTCCCGGCGTCGTCACGGATCAGGGTGGTGGTCGGCTCCCAGCCCAGCAGCCGCCGGTGGGAAATCCCCAGTCGGCGGGCAAGCATCAGCTCTTCTCGGAGTCGCCCGTCTCTCCGGAGACGGGCAGAAAAGGGACCTCGTTCGACCCCGCATTCATTTGCACGACCACGGAACGGAAGTCGGCGTGCTGGGACTCGGCCAGCTCGGAGGAGAACTCCGCCCAATCCTCATGGGTGAACTCCTCGGCGGTCCCGTCGGGATGGGTGACCTCCACGATTGTCCCGGCCCGCAGTAGAGCGGCCTCCGCGATCTTGTCCGGGTCGAACGGCAGGCCGCGGTCATCCTTCTCCGCCGGCGGGTGAGCCTCCACGAGCTCCTCCCACTCATGGCGGGGCAGGGCACGCAGTCGGAACACCACGCACGCATCCTGGTACGCCTTCGACACCTCACGGACCTTGCCTGTGAGTGCCTCGACCTTCTCGGCGAGCTCGTTGAGTCGCGCCATAGTCGGGGTCTTGCCGCCGTTCAGGCGCCCGTCCTGGTTGCGGCCGGAGTCCACGCGCTTCAGGGTGTGGTACTCCCGGACCGCCATCTCCAGGTCACGGGTTGTCTGCTCCCACTGAGCAGACAGGCTTCCGTCCAGGCACACAGACACAGTGCGCTCAGCACGCTTGATCTTCAGCACGATGGCTCCTCAATCCTGGAAGGGCTTCAGCGGAAGGGAAACCCGCGGGGACCAGCACCCTTCCATGGCTGGTCCCCGCGGGGGATCGGGGTCAGGCCGCGACGGGAACCCGGGTGACCTCACCGCGCACGAACATGCCCTGCACGGTGCGGATCACGGAGTTCGCCTCCGGCGGCACATCACGCTGCATACCGGCGGTCACCGGCCACACCTGCACGATCTGCCCGGACGCCATCGGCTCCTCATAGGCCACACCACGACGCACCACCAGGTAGTGGTCTGAGCCTTCAACGAGGGTCTCGGCGGCCAGGTTGTCGGACTCGTACTCCGAGTTCGTGTTGTCGATGTAGGTGATCTCGAGGCCGTACGACTTCTGGCCCGGACGGTTGAACGTCTGGCGAGAGCACAGGCGGGCGTCGTCGATGGTCGCCTGCTCCTGCGACGGGGCCCAGCCGTCCGCAGTCAGGTAGCAGGAGATGTCGATGACAGAATCACCGGTCAGCTCCGCGGCGGTCGGCGCCGACGTGTCGGCGATGGCCGGCACGATCAGCACGGTGGTGTTGCCGTCTGCCGGGGTGGAGGGGATCTCAGCCACTGGTGGCCTCCTTCTCTGCCGCACCGTCGGCGGCGGTCGGGGCCGGCACCCGGATGGCGCCGACGTTGTGCTTCGGCCGCCGGATCACGGTCGAAGTCGGGTAGTGGGCCTTCGTGACGCGCTTGACGGCGCCGGAGGCAATGCGGGGGTCGGTTTCGGGCAGGTCGAACTCATGCCCGGTCTGGGGGTCCTTCACGCGGACGAAGGTCATGCGGTCTCCTCTCGGCCAACGGTCACGCCGGCAGTGAGCTTCGTGAAGTGGACGACGAACCCTGCCGGGGACGCCTCCTCGTCCTGCTGGATGCCTAAGCCTGTCGGCTCGAGCTCGAGCCGTTCCCCAGCCACCCGAGCGCCCTCGAGAGCGGCGCCGGCCCGGCGGGTCACGATCAGGGCGGCCGTCTGCGACAGGCCAACGCAGGTGATGACCCAGGACAGGCGGGACGAGTGCGGGGACCGGGTCATGGCGCGGTCGTAGGTACGCGGCACCTGCGCGGTCAGCAGCACGTACGGGTACTCGGGCAGGGCGGGAACCCACCCGTCGTGCACGGTGTAACCGGTATCCTGCAGGGCGGCCAGGACGTCGTCGTGAGCAGTCACCGGTCCCACCCCTTCAAGAGCTTGATCGCCTCGCGTTCGAGGTTCGGCATCTCCGCGAACATGGGGCCCTCGAGATCGACGGTGCCGCCACCCCGACTGGTCCCAAAGAACGCGATATTGCCGAGACCGCCACCGGGCCGATCCTTGTCCGGGCCGACCTCATACGCCATGGACGTCGGGGACGGGTCAACCTCGTCGTAGCTGATCGAACGCGCCATGCCCTTGAAGTGCCGGGACGCCCGCACGTTCTCGACCAGGTCGGTCTTGATGTTCTGCGCGGCCTTCTTCATCACCGGTTGCAGGTCGGACATAATCGAGTCCCCGGCCTTACCAAGGTCACGGGCCAGTCGGGCCAGTTCTTCCGGCCCGCTCATCGGGTCACCAGGTCCAGGGTCCAACGGTGAGCGGTCCGCCACTCTCCGCGGTCCTGGTTCACGAGCTCGAACTCGAGTCCGACGAGGGTCTGGTCCATCTGGGAGGACAACACTTCAACCACGTCACCGGAACGGCAGTCAGCGCGCACCGGCAGGTCCAGGCGCAGGCTCTCCACGTACGCATCCCGGCCCCCGACCTCACGCCGGTCAGCCTGATTCATGCCAGTCGTGGTGACCTTCGCGATGTCCCCACCGTCCTTGGCCCCGTATACGACCTCGGACACCTTCGACACGTGCCCGGTCTCCGGGTCCGCGAACAGCTCGCCCGTGTACCGGCGGATCTGCACACGGTTCGTCATCAGCCGCTCCGCCGCAGCCCGCCCCAGGAGCGTTACCGAGGTCGCCGTCACGGTAGCGGCACCTCCCAGGTGGTGGTGCTCGTCCATTCGAGACGCTGCGCACGGTCGGATGCCCCGACGGCACGGATGCTGTAGGCACCATCCGCTGTCTCAGGCAGGAGCATCGCCCACTCATCGTCCGACAGGTACAGGGCAGACGAGGACACCGAGGAGTCCACGGTCTTCGTCACCGAGTAGTCGTCGATTGACTCCGTGTACTGTCGCAGGCCCTCGGGATTCAGGAGCAGGCGACGGATCGCCTGCGCGAACACCAGCTTCAGGATCGATCTATCCATCGTCCCGGCGTTCAGCTGATCTTCGAGGTCCGGGACACGAGCATGCACGAGCGCCCCCAGGTCCTCGAGCCACGCATTCACCTGCGCCTGTTCGAGGTCGGTCAGGACGCGCCCGAGGCGCGCCTGCACATCTTGGATCGTCACAACGGACACGTCCTGACCTCCTCAGTTCACTGGCCGCGGGAGGACCGGCGTCGCGCCGGCTCCTCCTCGACCTTCTTCTCCTCAGTGCGGGCGGGCTTCGGCTTGGCCTTGGCCTGGACCTTCGTCCACCCGGCGGACAGATAGCGGTCCGCCGCCTCGTCGGCCACCGTCACGACGACGGCCGACGAGGGCGGGTTGAGACGCACTGACATCACTCGCCAACCGCGGCGCCGGTGATACGGGCGAAGCGGTTCACGTCGCGGACGATGAAGCCGACCTCAATCTCGCAGATCACCGAGAACATGTTGTCCTGGCGGCCCGCGTGCTTGAGGGAGCCGTCGTTGTTGAAGATCGGGCCGCCGTACTCCTCGTACTTGATGCCTTCCACGGAGCCCCAGTACGCCGAGGTCCAGTCACCGGCGATGCCGAGGGTCTCCGGGACGTCGCCGGCGGCCGTGTAGATCGACTTCTGCTTGTAGACGTCACGGCCCAGCAGGGAGCCGATGGAGCCGTCCTCCTGCGGGTTGATGGTGAACAGCGGACGCTGGTTGCCATCCACCTCGCCGAGCACCTTGATCTCACCCTGCGGGGAGAGGCCCCACTTGGTGATGTCGCCGCCAGCGGCGGACACCGAAGACAGCGCCGCGAGCAGGCCCGCGTAGACCTGACCGGTCTCGCCGAGCGGAACCTGCGGGGCATCCTTCAGGGTGTCGAAGTCACCCACGGGCGCACCGACGCCATGCAGAGTCGCGAGGTCGAAGGTGCGAGCGATCGCACCAGACATGCGCTGGCGGAGCACGTTGAACAGTGCGGTCTTGTCGCGCTGGAACTCGTCCGAGAAGGACTCGGTGAGCGCGATCTTGTAGGCGCGCATCGTCTTGGAACCGAAGGTCGGCTCCACGTTGGGCTTACGCTCCGTCTCGCCGACGAACTTGGCCTCGCCGTCGCCGGTGATGATCTGGATAGTCTTACCCTCACCCGGCAGATCGGTGCGCTGGGCATGCTGCATGATGAAGGACTGCTCCTGGGCGCCAGCCCAGATGTCAGCAGAGACCTGCGGGGGAAGCAGGACGCCGCTCGTGGTTCGGTTGGTGTTCACGCCAGCCATGTCTCATCCCTTTCAGAGAGAGTTGAAGTTGATGTCTGACCACTGCGCGAACTGCTCAGCAGTCGTCAGCGGTCGATCTGCACCGGAAGCACCCTGCGTGCGGTCCGGCTTCGGGGTGGACGGGGACGACGACAGCCGCGCCAGGAGCAGGTCGGCCTTCGCGGCCATCTCCTCCTCGGTGTCACCCGTGATGAACTCGGCGAGCTCCGCGGGCACACCCTTGGCCGTCACGACCTGGTAGCGGGTGTTCTCCACACGGAGCGCGGCCAGCTCGTCGCGGGCCTCCTGCGCGTCACGCTGAGCTCGTTCGAGCTCGGAGAGCTTCGCGTCCTCGATCTCCTTGAGCGCGGCACGGGCTTCGGACAGCTCACGCTCTGCCGCTCGGCGCGCTTCACGCTCCGCGGTCAGGGCACGCTTGCCACCCTCACCGAGCTCCTGCTCGTCACCCTCGTGCTGGTCCTCGCGGACCTGCTCGGGGGCCTCCTGGTCGGCCGGAGCGTTCTGCTCGGCCTGCGTCGTCTCTGCGTCCGACATGACGTCCTCCATCGCGGTAGGTAAACCCAGTCAGCGTCGCGCCGACTGGGGGAATGTGGACCCGCGTCAGCGGGTGAAAATCTGGCCGCCCGAAGCGACCCAACGCCGGTACTCGGACTCCGCCCTCGCGGCGACATCCGGAGTGAGCGGCTTGCCCTTCTCGTACGGGTTCCGGCCAGCCTTGACCGCCTCCCACTGGGACGTGGCCCGCTGGACACGCTTCTCCGCCGCGGTCATGTCCGAGCGCGGGACCAACGAGTACTGGCCGCGGATCGCGCCCTCGGGAACCTGACCCTGACGCGGTAGCAGGTACCCGTTCTGCTCGAGCAGGGATAACGTCTCGGACTTGCCCAACTGCCGCTGGTAGATCTCGTCCACGGACAGGCGCTTCCGGCCGGGACCGCGGCGCATCGTGCCACCCCACAGAGCCCGCTTCGTTGAGCCCTCCGAGGTGAACCCCGAGGCGACCTTTTGTCCGCGCCGGGACCCATCGGTGGATACCCCGGCGTAGGACATGCCGCGGCGGGCGTTCACGACCTGGAACAGGTCCGCGCCATCACGGATCGCCGCGGCCGACGCCGCCCCGTAGGTACGGTCCTGTTCCGCCTCCGACAGCGACTCAAAGTACTCGTACGGGTCATGCACGAGCCCCTCCTGTCGGGCTACAGCCGCCCGTGTGGACGGCACATGCACGCAGTCGCACCGCGGATGCCGGAGGAACCCCTCGTTGTTCACGTAGACCCGGCCAGCCAGGACCGAGCACCGAGGGCACGAGGGTGGGTTCAGCATCCGCACGTACACCGTCCGCGGCCGAGCGAACGTGTCCACCGAAGCAGCCGTCCGGCCAGCATCAGCAACCTGCGTCGCCGCCGACATGCGCGCCACTTCACGGCCCTGCCGTACCGCGGCCCGCATGTCCATGCCACCAGCGATCAGCCGCTTCGTGTGCGGCACCGCCGAGTACAAGGCCTTCTCCACCGGGAACCCACGAGCGGACCAGCCCGCGATCCCCGCGTCACTGACCCACGCCTCCGGCGCCTCGTACACGCCCTGCTCGGCCAACGTCGCGCCACCATAGGAGGCGCCGGCCGTCGCCGCCTTCTCCTGCAGACGGGTGACCGCCGCCGTCAGCGTCGGCTCCACCTCATCCCACGACTCGGACAAGTACCGGCCATCCAGGCCAGACCAGACCGCATCCACTGCGGCACGAGCAGACCGTTGCAGGCGCAGCATCCGCCGGTAGTGCTCAACCGCCGGCGCCGGGACCGTCACTGCAGGCCCTCACCGTCCACGATCTTCTCGATCGCGGACAGTGACTCGCGGGCCTCACGCTCGAACCGCTGACGCTCCCGCTCCATGCGGGCCTCAGACCAGCCGAGCTCCTCCCAGACGCCCTCACGGGACAGGATGCCCTGCCCGTTCGCGTACATCTTCGTCAGCGCATCAGCGCGCTGCGCGTAGGTCGGCGTGCCCGGGTCGTGCCAGTCCGTCTTGATGCGGGACCCAGACACCCATTCGCCGGTGCGGAACCGTTCCGACAAGCCCATCACCCAACCCCAGCCGTCACCGGCCAGCGCGGACTTCTTCTCCACGTTGAGAATCAGGCGGGCCTCCTCGGCGCGGATCGCGCCCTCGGCCGCTGGGTTCACCGACGACAGGCCCACATAGCGGGGCGGAAGACCGTACACACCAGTCAGCAGGGCGCCGTAGTGCTCCACGGTCTTGTGGAAGTTCGACAGGTCCGATGCCGTGAACTGGCCGACCTTCGCGTCCTTGTTCGCGTTCGCCCAAATCGCGTTGAAGTACGCCTCCCACGCGGGGATCGGTTGTCCGGATTTGTCCACGAAGTCCGACTTCGACATGCCCAACACGTACTTCTGCGGCACCGAGTGCGTCTCACCGGCGATCTGCAGGTTTGTCAGGGAACGGGCCGCGGCATCCACCAGCGGGATCGCGTCCACCATCTCCGACACGCCCGTCCACTTCCCGACGCGACGGCGATTGAGGAACATCACCAGCGGCACACGCCCCAGTTGGTGCACGTCCTTGTCGTCCACCCACCAGCCGCCCTGCTGCCGGGATAGCCACACCGTCTCATCCGGCAGATACAGGACCAGCTCCTCGCAGGACGACACCTGCGTCAGCGGGTCCACCTCGAACCGGCACGCCTTCACCGCGGCGTTCAGCCGGCGTCGCCGGTAGTCGATGTCCACGGCGATCTCGCGCGGGTTCTCCACCCGGATCAGCGGATGCTCCGGGTCCTCCTCGTTAGAGCCCACGGACACGAACCCGCGACCCAGCACCAGCATCTCCTGGTGATGCGCGATCGACTCGGAGTCCAGGTTGTTGTAGTCCCATGACTCCCGCAGCGCCTCCGACGCCCGGTCCTCGCCCGGCAGGTAGAACGCCTTCATCCGCATCCGGTCCGACACGGAGTCCACGACCAGCCGGCACCAGTTCACCAGCGTCTCGAACCGACGCAGCTCCGGAGGAACAGCCAGGCCGATGTGCTCGAGCCGCTGCACACCCTCGTAGTACCGGTCGTAACGACGGTCGTTGTGCGCGGTCGCCGAGAGGTTCCCGACGAGCCGGTCAACGAGGTCCGCCTTCTCGGAGGACAGGAAAGCCATGCGTCCTCCTTTCAGAAGCACCACATACGGTTGTCGGTCGTCTCACCCCACCCCTCGACACGGGCGTCAGAGGCGGCAGTGTGGGCGAGGATGCGGGCCATGATCGCGTCGATCTTCTGGTGCATGGCCGGCTTGCCGAGCAGGTACTTCTGCCCAGGCTTGGCGACCTTCCGGGCGTTCGCCGCATGCAAAGTCGCGATGGGGCACCCGTCGTGGGTGACGCGCCCCTCCTTCAGATCCACCTCGAAGCGGCGGATCTCGTCGTACATCTTCGACACGCGGGACGTGTTCCACTCGAACACGTGCTCCTCGCCGTACTTCAGCGCCCACTCGCCGATCTCCGAGTACCAGTCGTGCGGGTCGCAGTACATGCGAGACACCTCGAACCGGGCGAACATCTCGTCCACCGCTGCGGCTACCTCGCCACGCGGGATCTGCCCACCCCACTCGTCCGGGTTCCAGACAGTCGGCCGGCCATCAGGGCCGTACCGGGGTGTGAACGTCAACCCGTCGATCGTCTCCGCCTGCAGGGCCGTCCAGTCGTTCGACTCCGACCCATCGAAGCCGAGTGCGACCCGTGTCCCGTCAGGCGGACTCGGAAGCCACGTCGCCGGCGTAAGCCGCATCCCACACCCCATCTCGAAGCCAGGAGCCCGTGCCCGACACCAGCCGGTTCCCGAAGAACCGCTCCGCCTGCGCCGGATCCAACTCGAGCAGCTCGGACGCCTCCGCCTCGATGGAGTTCAAGTCCACCCACGGGGAGCCCGCATACACATGCCGGTGGATCCGCGCCCGGTCCCGCTTGCTCCGGTACGACCAGGCCGGGTCCGGCTGACGGAAGAACTTGAAAACGTCCGGAGAGCGGCCCTCGAACGTGCGCTGCGCCGTCGAGTTCATCGACGGATCCCACGCGTTTGTGGTCTCAATCGTCCTGCCGCCCATGCCCGCGGCGCCACGACGCTGCGTCTCGGCGACGGCGACCATCTTGTTCGTCCGCGTGTACAGCCCGGACTCGTCCTGGACCGCGAAGCTGATCGGGTTGCCCAGCCGGGACTGCGCGTTCGCCGTCACCACGTCGATGCGGTCGAAGTCGTCATCCGAGGCCGACCCGACGATGCGGATGAACCCCTCACGGACCTTCAGCAGCTCCCCGAGCGGACCCAGCCGGATCATCGCCTTCAGCGGCCGGTACACGTTCGCGACCTGGTCCTCCGACGTCGCCGTCAACTGGATCAGCGGGGACGGATGCCGGATGCCCTTCGGCTCACCGGGCAGGTACTGGTACTCCCAACCGCACGGACAGCCGTGGTCCTCACATCGGTACCAGTCGCCGGCCTCAGCCCAGCCGCCGAAGATCACCGGACCGACCGCCTCAGCCGCCGTCACCGCCGCAGCCCACGGACCCTTGCCCGTCTTCTGCGGCGCCACGACCTGCGACCGCCGGTACACGAACGCCTGGTTCAGCAGCGGAGCCTCCGGCCGCCACACCGCGTCCTCACGGACCCGGTAGTGGTTCGCCGTGCACCAGAACTGCCAGTCCGACTGCCGGAACGGCGCCCCACGCGTAAACCCGTCCGGCACACGGCAGTGCTGCTCGATCCACTGGTCCAGCAGATCACCAAGCGTCGGGAAGTCGACCAGAAGGCCGTCCAGCCCGTCATCAGCCATTCGCGACGGCCCTCAGCCGGCGCCGCGGCTCCACCGTTTCGGCAGGCGCCTTCGTGGAACGCCTCGGCGCGACCTCGTCCCGCGCAATCTTCCACCCGTTCTCCACCAGGCCCGCCGGAGTCAGCCCCAGCTGGTCGCCGAGACGGTGCACCTGCGCCAGCGCGGACGCCGGCGCGTCAGGATCCTCCGCCCGGACCGCCCAACGCGTGTACAGCGCCACCACATCGAGCCGCCACGGATCGACGGCCCACGCCGCAGCCTGCGGAGTCCGCCACAGTGACTGCCACTTCGCAGCCTCACGGTCCGTCTTTCCCTCGAAGGGGAACTTTGGGACCTGCCCCTTGTATCCCTCGGCCGGCAGGGACTCGAACTTCAGCCCGCGAGCGTCCGACCGTGCCGAGTTTGGGTCCGGTGCCGGGCCGGACCGGTTGCGCGCTCCACCTCGAGTCATGATTTCTGCCTCCTGGGGCGTCGCGCCCCCCTTGACAAACCGGCGAGCATCGCACTCACCAGGACACTTTGAACTGTTCGCACC